GATATCAGTTTCCACAATAGCCTTCGTCTTTTCGGCAATGTCGTCCAAGATATTAACGTCAAGACCTGCGAATGGTGGAACGATACCAAGTATGCGAAGTAATCCATCTACAAATAGTGCGAGTGCAGTGAAGCCAAGTATCATACTAATGATAGTTGCATCACGATTGTGTTTACGCATTGACTCTTCATCTATGCGTTTTGCTTCTGCTAATGCATCAGCGATCATCTGATCTACTTCATGCTTAGTATAGAAATTACCTAATACTGGTATATCATGTTTATCCATTAGCCTCCATCCATATCACAACCTATTGAACTTCCAACTACTACACCTAATGGGATTGCCCACCAACGACCATCTCCTTGTGAAATAGCAGCAGCAAGACCACCACCTAATAAACCACCAGCATACTTACCATCTCCACACTCATTTCCATCACGTGAAGGTCTGTAAGGTCTAGGACTTGAATTGTATGATGACTGATAAGGTCTATTATTACAAGGGATTTCTACAACTTCTGTTTCGTACTCTACATGTCCAGGATTGTTGTAGTTACCTGGTACATAGACTTCGTGATAAACTTTTTTTGTACACTTTTCAGAGGATCTACCTCCAGTTTGTGTGAATAAATCTTGCCACCCCGCCTGGACTGGTGCTGCTGCTAGGAATGGGAGCAAGAGAAGAGGTGCTAGTTTCATAATTCTCCGTTTAATATACTAATTATAACAGCAAAAGGAGGATATGAAGTCCTCCTTGTGCCAGTTTATAATCAGTCCTCTTCTGCTAAGGATTGAAAGTAAGATAAAGTATCTTCGTTGCTACCAGATGCAGGAGCAGATGCTACTGCCTTTTCTCTGAAGTCTGATACTTCTTTACCCCAATTAGCAGGTACAACTTCCTCTTCACTCTCATCAACTGCAACTGGTGCAGGACGTTGTGAAGACTTACCTAATACAAGATTCAATCTTGCTTTTAATTGATCATATGACTTGAAATTCTTAGCGGCTTCAAACTCAGCAAGTGAGTATGACTTCTTCCAGATTTCCTCAAGTTCTCCATCATCAAATCCACCTAGTGTAGCAGGTGCTGCAAACTCTGACTTATCATAGTTCCAGTACCCATCCACCTTACGGATCTTGACTTTAAAGTCAGCACCCTTCCATAGATTAAATGGATCTAGTGGAGTCTCATCAGCAAATGCAGGTTGCATTGCTTCAACTAATTTGTCGAAGATTTTCTTCCCATACTTGTATAGGAATACCTTACCTTCGTTCTCTGGATGTGCTGGATCTGAAACAACATATATGTTAGAGTAGTAAGAAAGTTTACGCTTCTGTACTCTAGCAGTTGACTTATCCTGTTCACGACCACTGTTCCAAAGTTCCCTGTTCAATTCACCGACAGGATCATTCTGACCTAGTGTGGTCAAACTGTTCTCGATGTACCACTGACCACCAGGTCCTTTGAAGGAGTGTGACCAGATCTTTGCCCAAGGCATATCCTCTCCGTCTGGAGCAGGAAGGAATCTAAGAACGGCATAACCGTTACCAGATTTGTCCAACTCAGGTTTCCAAAGACGTTCGTCAGAACCTCCTCCACCTTGAGGTTGGTTTAGTTTTTCTATCTCTTGTGTCAGTTTACTAAGAGTACTACCTTTAGAGGCAGCTTTCTTTAGTGAAGCAAAAGACATAATTGTATTCTCCGTATTGAGTGTATTAATGCTACTGTGTAATCGTAGCATACTATTTAGGTGTTGTCAATGGTGCCCCTTGAATTGTCAAGGGTTGCTATCATAGCATCCATACACGCTGCAAGATCTTCATAACCGAATGCTTGTGACAATGCATTTATTCTCATCTTCATATCTGCTGCCTCAGCATCATCCTTAGAGGCAAGACATAATCTAAAGTAAAAAGTCTTTTGTTTATCAATCAATACCTTACACCTATCAATATGTTCTACCCTCTCTTCCATACTCATCGATGGAAGTTGGTTAGTTACAGATGCTATCTCGTGATAGGTATTAAATATATCGTTTAAATTTTCCTGTACTTGTTCCGATTTAAAAAATGTACCATTAGTCATAAAGGTAATACTCCTTTAGAAGTTTGCTTCATATAATTAAGACTCTGAGCTTCATGCTTAAGACGTTCTTTCAATGGTTTAGAAATGAGTTTAGGAACAGTTTCCAATTCTATCTCGTGCTCTTGACAGTAAGTAACTACTGCCTCGATGTATGTAATAAGTCCTTCGCTGCTCTTAACTAATCTCTCAATCTCTTGAGAGAATTTAGTTGGAGTTAAGAATTTATCTTCTAAGGGGTTAACTTCTTTTGCCATTTTTCCCCCTAACAAATTCTTCAATGTATGATTTGAGTAGTTGTAGATAGTCATCAAGATTGTACTTCTGAAATACTTGTACAGACCCGTCTTCAACCGCAATGAGTGTGACAATTTTCTTTACCTCAATACCTGTGAGTTCGAGGAACATCGCTGCGTACGCAGTCTCTTGAACAAAGTAATGTTCAACCCAATCTTCCTTCTTTTCTTTAGTTGAGGTTTTAAAATCAATTACTGCTAACTCACCATCAAACTCTGCAATGCAGTCTACACGACCAGCGAGTCCGAGGTAATGTGAGTATAGGAAAGTTTCCAAACAGTGTATTTTATCAATGCGATCAAGAGTAGTCTTGGCCGACTGAAACATTCTAACAGATAATGGATTATTTTCCAAGTACTTTTCAAGATTTAATTTATCCTTAATATAATCCTCAGTAATACTGTGGAAGGCAGTACCTCTTTGTGTTGCTCTAGCAGTAATTTGATTAGCCTCTAACTCACCTACTCTCTTTCTCCATGCTGCGAAGAATTTGGCGTTCTGAAACGATGTGATTGAGGTAACACTCGGATAATATTTATCAGCACCAGGAATAGGGTAGAACCTTACTCCATCTTCTGATACTGGTTCAACATCTATCGGTACGATAGGGTCATCAACAAAGGTAAAACTCATTAGAAACCTAGATTATATTTTGTGATAAGGTATTGTTTGACTAGACCAGATCTTACGATGTCGTCTATACCAAACTCAATGCAAGTAAAGTCCTTCATTTCCTGAAGGATTTGTATGAAGTCTGATATCTTAGACTTCTCGTGCTCTCTTGTTAGATCTGTCTGAGTGATGTCACCACAGAACAGAATCTTAGAGTCTTCCCCTACTCTTGTTATTATACTATCTAACTCGTGAAAATTCAAGTTACTGAACTCATCAACTATTATAATAGCACTGTCTAATGTAGTACCTCTAATGAATGAGGTACTCCAGAAGTCTATTGTTCCCTGTGTCCTAAGATTATCATACAACATTTCAAATGAATTATCATCAGGCATACCAAACATATACCTCACCATATTCTTGTAAGGTATTTGATATAGGTATGACTTATCTTCGTGATCACCAGGAAGAAATCCAATCTCTCTTGTAGGTACGAGAGACCTTACGATGTATATCTTATCATAAGGTGAATGATCATCTAGTACCTCTTGAAGTGCTAGGTAAAGCATAATGAATGTCTTACCTGTACCAGCAGCACCGTGCAACAGAAGATTCTTCCCCTTCTTATACTCATCAAACGCAGTTGTTTGATTGTCAGTAAGAGGTTTGATATCGGTCATGTATGACCTATCAATTGGTTTCTTCCTCTTCATCATCTTCTTAGACATTGGTTGTAATGGTGCATTACCATTACCATTACCGTTGGTTTTCTTCCTTGCTCTTGGCATTATGTAAAGCGACTCAGGTTTGCAAGTGGATGTGCCTCCTGTACCTTGGACATAGCTTCCTTAAATCCATCGGATTGTTTAGGCTGACCATAGGTAGCAGAAGTATTTTGATTACCAAAGTATCTTTCCAACTCTGGATGATCTTCTTTAAACTGATCAAGTTTGGTCATTGACATAGCAAACTCAGTAACCTCACCTGTCTCCTTGTTAATAAAATCGTACGTAGGCATAATTGATATGTTCTATTGGGGGTGTACATACTCTAAGGCTTCTGCAATGATAGGGAATTGTTCTATGAATATATCCCTACACGATTCAGCAATCTGCATATGTTCCTTCTGTGTACCGTGTGCAGAACGTAAATCTATATAGTGAATCCAAGAACGTATACTCCCAGTCATATACAGTTTAGTTGGTGTTGCAAGAGGTAGTACAAACCTAGCACACTCCTTTGCGATACCAGCATCAAGCATCTCTTTATATAATTTCATCCCATCAACAAAATGTCTTTGCATTTTAATCTCAAAGTCTTGTTGCATTAATGGATCTACATCATCAATACTATTCTGTCTGTTCTTATCATCCTGTCTCCGTAGTTCTGGTAGAGGAATACTCTTTGCTAACAAACTACTATCAGCATACCGTTGTGAGAACTCTTGGTATGTAAATGATCTGTGTCTCAGTATCTGAGCAGCAAGACCTCTTGTAGTTGATATCTCTACAGTCATATGAGCCTGTTCAAATACAGACCAGTGACCGTGCTTAATACAATACTTTAATAACCCTGCTACATTAGGGTTCTCTTGGTTCTTGGGGTTAGATACCCTAGCAACATAACCAATAGTTTTTTCTGCATCAGGTGTTACAGAAATCAAATTCACATTAGTCATCAGTATCAATAGTAATTGATTTATGATCGAATAAAATACGTGACATTAAATAAAGACCAAATGCCTTTACATATCCTATGGGTGGTAATCCGAATAGTAAAGTGAACAACCAATTCCATAAAAGCATTAGAACAAGAGGTTTAGTAAAGGTTGATACTGCCTCTGCACCACGTTCAATGTCTTTTTGATTGTTAGTTGATTTCTTACTAACAGTTTGATAAACTGTCATTCTCTTTCCCTCTTTAGTTTCTTTGGAGCTTTCGCTGTCTTCTTGTTGTTGTTCCATAACGTTGGATTAATTCTTCCTTCTGTCTGCTTCAGTGTTTTAAAATCTTTTTTGTACTTATCGTAGTACGTATCAAAAATTTCTACTGCTGATGAAGACATAGCAATATCGTAGGCAACCCTATCCTCCTTAGTGTATTCTATACAGTAAGTATTATAGGGTAACTTTGTATCTTTGGCAAGTGTAGGGTCACAATCTTCGTGAAGAATGTTCAAGATCTATTGCCCCAATCTATCTGTGGGAATGCCTCAGACACTACTGCCTTGGTGATACGTTTATACTTTGTATTGAGTTGTCCGTCTTTAACAAGACATAGTAACTCTGCTTCTTCTGCTGCTAAACCTTCTAGCAACTGAACAAACATTGACTCACGTTTGAGTGACTTCAAACTATCTTGTCCACCCTTTACGAAACGGTACAAACCCCTTGCTTCTTGTTCCAAGCGTGTGTGATCTGTTCCTACTGGTGCATCATTAGGTGTGTAAGGTACATCACCTTCAGGAACCATAGAGATAACACTCTCATCAAAGTTCCAAATCAATAGAGACCTAAGAGCCTGACTATTATTCTCTCTGAGAAGGTTGACCTTCTCTGCTTTTGTCTTAGCATTAGAGACCTTTCTCAAGACCTCACTAATAAGTAACCTAGCGTTACTGTTTTCAAGTGCTTTAGTTCCTGTTGGCATAATTAATCCTCATCATCGAATTCAGTGTAGTAATCAGTTTCTTTACGAAGGTAAAGTAATTCATCGTGGATGATATTACCGTTAGCATCCATCATTTCAGGATGTATTACTGCCCTAGCATAAGCAGCATTTTCAACGTAGTCTTCAACGTATCCTTTTGCTAACCACGAAACCGTTACCCCTAAGATAAAAGCTCCAATGACAACAAGAACAACCAGTGCTATTGTTATTGGTTCCATAGTTTCCTCCGTAGCTATTTTTATTTAGAGAGTTTCTTGCGACCTGGTTTACGATCTATCTCGTATTGCCAAGCATCACTCAGTACACCGTGAAGATACTTTCGTAACTTTCTTGCTCTTGGTTTACCTAAGTGACCGTATGCTTCTCTAAGTTGACAGTGTTCATTGTCTGAACCACCTTTAATATATTGTTCTAGATCATACACTAAGAGAGCTAACTCTTTTGCTGTACTAGAATCAATAAATTCTTTCACTTGTTTACGAGTTGCCTTGTTATGTTTCAAATAATCATAACATCTGAAAAGGTATATCTCCTTCTCAAATGCAGCATCAATAGAATGTTCAACAAGGTCGTAAAATTCTTCCATCAGATAATGTTCTTTTCTGCTAGGTATTTAACAGCATCAGTACATCCACCAAGATTTTGATTGTTCAAAACAACTTGAGGGAATGTTGATCCTTCACCGAACTGATCATAGAATGCTTTCTTCTCAAAGTCAACCCCCAATTTATAAGCAACAAAATTTAATCCTTTTACAGACAATACTTGTTTGATTTTAGAACAGTAAGGACAATTATCCTTGGTGTATACCGTGAAGTTCATATATTTTTAAGGAATAAAAAAGGGTATCCGAAGATACCCTTTATTTAGATATTCAGTTCAACTTAGAATGTGAACTTAGCACCGATTTTTGCACCCCAGTTACGGATGGTGTCGCCATCGCTGTCTTCGCCAGCAGTAGCACCAGAGATCTCAGCATAAGCACCAAGAGACTCAGTAACAGGTACAGAAGCACCGATCTTACCAGAGATTTCTGTCTCTGTATCATCAGTTGTTTCTGAATGTACTAGTGAAGGACCACCTTGTACATAGTATGCAATAGAACCATCAGCACCTACTGTACCTTCGTATCCGATATGTACATCAGTTGTTGCTGCTGAATAGTCTCCATCAGGATATGAGAGGTTGCTCTCTACGTTCACGTAAGGACCAGCAAAAGCTGCACCAGCGAGAAGGAATGGAGATGCTGCTACTGCAGCGATTGTTGATTTAATAGTCATGATTGTTTTAAGTATCTCGCAAGGCATAAAAAAACCTGCGGATGATAGTCTCCCCGACATGGGAAACCTTTGACATCTACACAGGGTTACGATTCTTTCGAGTCCTTTGTATCAGTATTATTTATAATAACATATCTTTACATACTTGTCAAGGTATCCGTATTATGATTATTGTACTTGCTGTCAACGTTATACTTGTTGTAACTTTCGTGAAAATCATAAGAGATGTTACCAGTAATAACACAACGTCCTTCAACTTCAGAAGTAGGGACTGCGTGAAACAGATGTCCTAAGAAGAAACAAACCTGCCCTGTTTCCATTCTCATCTCCTGATCATCTAATATCAAAGGGGCAGCACCTTCAGGAACATTTACATAATAAACAAAAGACATACAATATGGAAAATGATTGTGGAAATATACACCTTGATCCTTTTTATAATTCACACCCCATACCTCACGGATTTTAAATCCAGCTGCATTGTATCCTAGTTCATCAGCACAATACTCTTTTACCTTTCCACAAGCAAATATATGTGCCATCTGTGGTAGGGCACTCTCTATCCAAGACAATAAGTAATCCAACTCAGAAGACTTATCTCTTAGTTCATTACCAAAATTAAAATTAGTTCTATTAGCATCACCCAAAACCTTACCCTGAGCATTTATTGTAACTAATCTCTGTAACTCTGGATTTATTTCTGGGTTAGGAAAGTTTGCAATGGTTGCTTTTAGTGGAGTAAATCCTAAATTCATTTGTTCTTTCTCATCAAATCATTAAGTTTCTGTCTAGATTCTACCAGCATTCTGGCAGTTTGTAACCTATCCTGTTCATATTGTTCAGGATCATAAGGTAAATTCATAACATCACTTGGATCTACTACAGATTCAAACTCGATGTCAGTATCACCAACAACTTCTCTAAGTTCTGGTGTTAAATTTTCTTTTTTAATTTTTGGTAGTTCCATTACGATACTTTAACCTTCCATTGAGAATTCGGATCTATTTTATCCATATAATTAAACCCACTACCTTCAGGGTAAATGTATTGTCCATCATCATCAAACATACCTGAAGTGTCTGCTATCCTTGACTCCTTTGATGGATACTTGGGATAGGGTCTTAACCCTGCTCTCATCTCATTACCCTTTCTCCTTCTAGTTTGATTACCAGACTCAGGTATATTATCTTTATCCAACCAAGCAGTGCCTAGCAGCTCCTTGATCATTTCTTTTGTGTATCCTTTCATTACATTAAGTTGTTACCACATTCATCAAAGTTACCTGAGACTCCACCACGAGCAGTGTGTAATAATAACTCACCGTTAGTGGGGTGATTGGCAGCGACAGAGATTGCATTGTTGAGACCAGCAAGATCCCAACTGTTAACCTTAAAGGAATCAATCCAATAGTCAAACCCACCTGCCTCTGGTCTCCTACTTATAATTGTACCATAAGAGGTGACAAGTTGATCATATACTTGTTGATATGTATACCCAGTTTTAACCGTCCTAGAACCCCATCCAGGTACCAATCCTGTTATGTATCTGTAAGGATCTCTTATCGTTGTACCATTATTAAATGCTAAGTATCCGTGAACCCACTCTCCATATCCAGCATCAGTTATACCTGTACTTGTACAACAAGGTCCAGTGTACTGCCATCCAGCATCATCTCTTGTAGTCCACTTCAATCCACTATCAGCAGGTTGTATTAAATCTAAAGAACTAACTACAATGTTAGTCATCTGAGAACGTAAGGTGAATGCAATACCACCTGGATTCCCTGCCCAAGTATTGTCTGCCTGACTTGTATTAGTTAAAGTAACACCAATACTATGTGGACCTGGTGATACATCAGTAATAGTAATCTCTGTACTAGTAGTATTAGAACTAACTGTTCCTTTAGACACACCATCCCAAGTAATGTCAGCAGTACTATCTGCCTGTACTTCTAAGATATAATATCCAGTATGTAATGGAGTAACATTCCACGTAGCAGTATGAGCAGTACCTACTAACGAATTAATGTTAGATGGATACACTGCATACTCATTCATAAAGTCTGACCAGTCGTGATGAGGTCCAGACTTTACCCAACCAATACTATTACTACTACCACAGACTCCACCAAAACACATCTTTATAAACCAACCACCTGGATTAGTTGTCCAATTTAATCCAGCACCATTGATAGTAGTAGCAGTAAGTTTTAAAGTACCAATAGGTAACGTTGTTGTACCTGTAACTGGTGTATTCATACTACCAACAGTAAGAAATGGACTCTGACTATCGTTTAAAAATATATTACCACCAGCATCAGAACCAAATGTAAATCCATATGTACCTGCCTCCTTTATATCAATCTGATATGTGACTGTCTGCAATTCATTAGGAAGAGTACATTGTTCTGGGTTAACCCATACAGCATAGTTTCTTGCATCACCTGTCCAGAGTGAACTATCTACTGCATAAGTTATTGGATTTGATTTAGATTCTTTTACCTTCTCTACTGTACTACCATCTTCCTTATAACAAGTGATAGGTTTTATATTAGAGTCAGAGAAATAAGGTGAACAACTATCAGGACCTAACGTAGGTACAATAAATATGTCTTGATCACCAACACCACCATCAATATTACCAGTATCATCAGTAATATCTGCACCTAAAGTCTCATCCACACAATCATACAGAGTACCATCAGGTCTGACCTTACACCTAGTTCCTATAACAAATGGTGGTAACTCATCACTAGGCCATTGATCCCTATGAGGATCAAAGAAACCTGGTGGTAGAGGTGGAAATATATTACCATCTTCATCTGGCCACTTATCACCTTCATCTAGTAATCTTTCTGGTAAGGCACGACGAGATCTTGATGCAATATCTTCATCAGATACTAAAGCATCACATATAGGACCAAAATAACCTTCAGGATAATATTGACTCATCGACCTTTCTAATTATTTATTCCGATCAAACTGATAATTGAATGACACACTAATTCTAAAGTTGTCAGTTGTATTAGTTTCTATACCGTGCCTCAACCAACCAGGAAATAATATAAGGCCACCTGTTATTGGTGGGAAAGCAAGTCTAGTGTTACAAATCTGAACTGGTCTGGAAGATGATGGTGCAGGAGATACAAAAAATATACTTCCATCATTACCATTTGTTTTGTGATAATACACTCCAGATATATCAGAACTACCGTGGTCATGTATATGACCATAACTATTTTTCTGGAACAAAGATAACCAAGAACTTTCTATACGATAACTAAAAAGATCTTTCTTAAATTCTAACTCATCACAATATTTTTCTACGTGTTTATCCAATTCTTTTTTAAAAGTATCAAGTTTATTATCCTCTATAAAATTCTCTTTAAATGTAGGGTCGGAAAGATAATGTGTCTGACCCCACCCTTCACTATGTTTAAAACCAATACCTCTAGCAACAGAATCAATCTCTTGCTGTATCTCATTAACATTATCAATACACTCAACAGAGTATATTGGTATTGGCATAACGTATTGTACACTCATACCAGTGCCATATTATTAATGACCATTGGTAAAAGTCTATACTCTGCTCGTTGTATTCGATGTGTAAGTGTGTCCACGGTATCACCTTTACATATAGGAACTCTTGACTGATCTATTATATCACCCCCGTCAAGCTCTTCATTAACATAGTGAACAGTACATCCTGTTTCTTTATCACCTGATTTCAATGCCTGTTCTACTGCATACAATCCCTTATACTTAGGTAACAATGATGGGTGTACATTTATAATCTTATTAGGAAATGCCTCAACGAATTCTGGTGGTAACACTCTCATATATCCTGCCAATACAATTAAGTCTACCTCCCACGCTTTAAACATAGAAATCATTTTATCATAATCTTTATGTGGAATTCTTACGTGAGGTATACCAAACTTATTTGCTTTATCTGCAGCACCACACTTCTTAGTGTTGTGTATCATCACAACAACTTCATGTTTCTGTTGGGGATATCGGATTATGTTCTCGAAGTTGGTTCCGTTGCCAGAACACATAATTCCTAGTCTCATTCTTGTAACTCATCTAAACGGTATACATCATAAGGACCATTAAGTTTCTTTTGATATTCTCTTTCATCAAGAACCTCATTGATCAATGCCTTAAGTTCTTCTCTAAGTTTAGGTTCAAGTAATGGTAATGGTGCAATCTTCATTGATGGATAGATTGGTTCACCATTCTCATCACGTGGATATATGTTATCAGTACAACCTTCGGTTGCTTCACCACTCATACCTTGTGTGTCAATCTTTTCAGTCATTTTAAAAAACTATAGAGGTCAAAAATTTTGCCGAGATTTTTTTTCGACTTTTTCAGAACCAAAAGTTGATTTTGGTTTACAGTACTTGGATGACTCCAGCAATTGCTGGTATCTCTTCCATTAGTTTCCTTTCTATACCCATCTTAAGTGTCTGCGAACTCATAGCACAAGTCTCACAAGCACCACCAAGTCTTACCTTAACATAAGGTCCATCTAATGTATAGTCTGTTTCAACATACTCTAACCAACCACCATCTGCTTCGATGTATGGTAACAGTTCTTCTAGAACTGCTATTACATTACCGTCTGTTAATTCCATTTTAGTTGCCAGTCTAAACTGCCTCTGTAAGTATTCATAGTATGTGTCCTTCACCCTTGCCATACCATATCAGGCATTGCCTGTTGGCCTGGTCTCATTATGAATAATAATATTCCATAACACACAAACCATATGATATTAAACAACCAAGACTGTCTCCAAAAATACTTTCTCACTGCCATTGACCTGAGTATCTGAGGTGCTTTACCTTGTGCTCTAAAGATCTGTTCAATTATAAATGCAATGATTGTTGCTATCACTAGAGGATAGAATACAAAGTTTGCAAAAGACATTATCGAAATTAAGAAAGCCATTTTATTCTGAACGTGTATTGAATAACCATAACCATACAATGCTTAATACTATTATAGCAAAGACTCTTATGGAACTAGGTGAGGTATCTATCATAAAAAAAGAGACCCCCGAAGGAGTCTCCATTATACGGTTGTTATATTTATCTGTCAACCTTATCCAACAGCAGGTGCTGTTAGTGCAACCTCACTTGTCTCAGCAGATGCTAAGTCAAGTGGGAAGTTGTGAGCATTACGCTCGTGCATTACTTCCATACCAAGGTTTGCTCTGTTAAGAACGTCACCCCAAGTAGGAACAACCTTACCAGATGCATCAACAACCGACTGGTTGAAGTTGAATCCGTTCAAGTTGAATGCCATTGTGCAGATACCCATAGAGGTTAACCATACACAGATCACAGGCCAAGAGGCAAGGAAGAAGTGAAGTGAACGAGAGTTGTTGAATGATGCATACTGGAAGATCAATCTACCGAAGTATCCATGAGCAGCAACGATGTTGTATGTCTCTTCTTCTTGTCCGAACTTGTAACCATAGTTCTGAGAATCTAAACCAGTGGTCTCTCTAATAAGTGAGGAAGTAACTAGTGAACCGTGCATAGCACTGAACAAAGCACCACCAAACATACCAGCGACACCTGCCATATGGAATGGATGCATCAGAATGTTATGTTCTGCTTGGAATACAAACATAAAGTTGAACGTACCACTTATACCTAAAGGCATACCATCAGAGAATGAACCCTGACCGAAAGGATACACTAAGAAGACTGCGAAAGCAGCAGATACTGGTGCAGAATATGCAACACAGATCCAAGGTCTCATACCTAAACGGTATGATAGTTCCCACTGTCTTCCCATGTATGCTGAGATACCTATGAGGAAGTGGAAGATTACTAACTGATATGGACCTCCATTATACAACCACTCATCTAGTGTGGCAGCTTCCCATATAGGATAGAAGTGTAGTCCGATAGCGTTAGAAGATGGAACGACAGCACCAGAGATGATGTTGTTACCATATAAGAATGAACCTGCAACAGGTTCTCTGATTCCATCAATGTCCACAGGTGGAGCAGCGATGAAAGCAATAATGAAGCAAGTTGTTGCGGCAAGCAAACAAGGAATCATTAAGACTCCGAACCAACCAACATAAATGCGGTTGTTCGTACTTGTTACCCACTCACAAAACTCACTCCATCCAGAAAGGAGACCTTGCTCCTTACGTGTAATAGAAGTCATTGAATTAAGAAAACGTTTAGTGAACGGTATGAAAAGACATTGTAACCCCTTGGTCTTGGTTTGGGGAAAGATGAATGTCCGAAGACACTAACATTATATATGAACTTTTGTATCTTGTCAAGTTTTCTAAATACTTTTTTAACTGTGGGGGCAGGAGTCGAACCTGCAAGTCCCGCCAGGAACATCAGTTAAACAGACTGACACGTTTACCAGTTTCGTCACCCCACAAATGCCCATTAAGGCATTGCCCTCATCAAACGTTGAACACCTATTCCTCCACCACTTCTAGGGAAGAAATCAAACTCAAGGAACTCATCAAGTTCTTTCTCTACTCTTTCTCTTCCAAACTTATTGTGTAGAAGTTGAGCATACTTACCATCAGAAATAGTATGGAAAGTTCTACGCATCTCATCTACATCTGAACTTCTTTCAGCACTACCAATAGTTTCCATACCACCTAGTATCACATCAATCTTACGACTGGTTCTACCATCATCATTCCTAGACATATTCCAGAAAGGTGATGTGTATTCAGGGAAGTCTGTAATCATACCCCAACCAATTTCAGATTCGTCATCGTGATCTAATTCTTTCTTACCATATACTTTACCCCACTCATCATAGGTCTTAATCTGATCATCTTTAATTGGTATATCAAGATGCTTTAATAGATCTAACTCCATCTGTTTAAGTTCTTCCACACCACCGTGCATTTCAAACTCAAACATAGGGAAGATAACTTCGTGTCTTCCTACTACAGGTTTTGGTTCTGCTCTATATGATGTAGATAAACAGAAGAAACCTGGTGCTTCAGGGTTTTTAAGTAATTCATATTCCAACCACATCTGTCCTGTCTGTGGCAGTGGCCATACCTCACCATTGTATGTGTAAGTTGCTACTGTTTCTGGATCTTCACAAGCAGCAAGAATACTTAAACGGTTCTGAGTATGAACTTCTAAAAATTTTCTCGACAAAAAAAATGACCTCAATAGGTCAAGTGTTTTGGTATATTTTATTGGGTCTATCAACGCAGTCATTATTTTTTTGCAAAACTAATTTATTTATGCAAAAAGTTTTCTGACCCTCCACCTTTCCAAGGTGAATGTTTTTCAACTGCCATCTTATACATCTTCTCATGAAGATTTTCATCATCATCATCTTGAGGTTCTACAGAACTTGGTGCTAAGTCCAGAGGTTCGTCTGTTGCAATAGGCATAGAATCTAGGGGGTTTTTGTAGTTAGGATCAAACCATTCATCATATGGAATAGTTGGGAGGCTCATTTATGCTTTCTTATAGTTCCTTTCTCACCACAGTCTTTAAGATACTTCCTTGCTTCTGATTTGGTATCAAATACCTTTGCAAATCTTGCATCTGGTCCCCAAGTAGGAGCATTGGAAATTAGATATTCAAGTTGGTCATCAACTTTGCGAGTTGCTACCCAATTGATAGCGTGTCCTGTGTCTGCACTCATAATCTTAGTTAATTCTTTATCTATTTATTAAAATAAGTCTCGTAATATTTCACAAGTCCAAAAGTTACATTGAATTTACTTGACCACTCCTCAGCACATTCTTCTGCACTCGTGCCAGAGTAACCAAACCTTTCTAAAATTTTTAAACAGTC